AAATGTTTACTATGCAAACGGTGGCACCGGAGCAGATGTTGTACAGTGGAAGAGATTATACGGAGGACCGAGAGTATTATTCAATACGAGCAATTGCTCTTATGGTTGTTGCGGAAAAGTTGGTACCGAGGGACTTAGTAACGGGTGTTATTGTTATACCATGATCCTTCCACTCCCCAAAGGTACTCTGCGCAGAGGGGATGTTCTCTGGACAGGGCGCGCCTACAGCAATACTCCGCCTATTGATATGTTCGATGCTGTTGTTATAGATGTGCTGAATCTTCCGGGCGCGTACGTCCTGCCGGACAGCGACGTGAATGGGCTGGAATTCATCCGTGTTAGAACAAAAAATAAATACAGTTACATGTCCAAAGTTCTAAGTACCCGCCATCCATCGAATTTAGAGGAACTTCTTTTAGGGAAGGAGTCGAACACCACGCCCCCGCTCACGGTTTACCGTAAAGACCGCTTGAACAATTGGCACTTAGTCCAAACAATAAAATTTTGGGTGGCTGGTTCAAATGAAAAAGTCATCATCAACGTCGTCAACAGCGCGTTCGATAGCCCGTCGCCTCAATTTGATTTCTCAGGTCAACCAGGTTTATGGATGGGACAACCTTGTACCACGAAGAAGTTGTTTCTGCCAAATTGAGTTCCGCGAGAGCCCCAGTGAGGGACTATAATTATATACTCATATAATATAATGAATAAATTCGTAGCGGAGTTTTTAGGAACTATGTTCTTTCTTTATGTGATTCTAGCAACCGGTTCTGCTTTACCGATTGGTTTAGCTTTAGCAGTTGCTATTATGACGGTAGGGCGTTATTCTGGAGGTAATTTTAACCCTGCGGTATCGGTAATGATGGTTGCTGCGGGCAAACTTCCTTCTGAAGATTTATTGCCTTACATTTTAGCACAAATTGCGGGAGGTCTTTTCGCTCTCGAATTATATAAGCGCGTAAAAGTTTAATATAATTAGAATTTCTTTCTAATCTAATTATATATAAATGCCAAGATATACCCGTAAACGAAGAGGAGGTCGCAAAAAAATGCGCGGAGGAAGGAGAGAATATGAATTACATAAAGCTGGAAAGGATCTGCGCGAGCTTATGTGTTTTACACCTCGCCTCAATAGCGCTCAAGAAAAACAACTCTTGACTACCTTAAGATCTATTGGAGACAGTGTTAATGTTGCTGAGACAAAAGCGAATATTGAAACTAAAAAAGCTGTGGCAGCCACTCCCGCTATACCAGCTACATCCTTTCCCGTCGTAGCAGATGCTACAACACCAGCTAAGATCAGTATGGCAAACGCTACCGCTAATGCCACAGCCGCTACCAATAATGCCAAGGCAGCAGCAAGTAATTTACAGAGTGCTGTGCAGAGTACGGTCAAGGCAACCCTTGATAATGCTACAAATGCTGCTACGAAACTTAGAGATACAGTGACAAATACTGTAACTGATAACTTGGATAAACTTAAAAAGGGCGCACAAGGTGCCATTGTTGATGCTGCTAATAAACTAAAGGAAATGGCAACTCCTGCCTCAAATGCAGTAGCAGCTGCCGCAAATAAAAATAATTTTGCCGCTGCTGTTGGCAAAATCAAAGCAGCTGCAGCTGCTGGCGATATTAGCAAAATGAACCTTGCTGCTCAGCAAGCAAATACCGTTGCAACGCGCACTATTTCAGATGCGGAAAAGGAGACGAAAGACTCCGCTTTAGCAGGAATGTCTGGCGGAAGCGGCAAAAGTCGCCGCCGCCGCCGCCGAGTTAGACGGCGTACCCGTAGACGGGTTCGAAGAAGAATGCGCACTAGACGTAGACGCCGCCGCAGACGTAAGAGACGTAGAACTCGCAGACGTTAAATCAAAAATATTTTATGTAAATATATTTGATTTGTGTACCGATTTAGATACCATTTGGTGTAATCTCATCATCATCCATTAAATCATATGAATGATATAGATTCCACCCTTTCCATCCTGTACGCTCTGGTTTGCCTAGATTTTTCTCTAGGAAATCATACAATTCCTTACCACTTGGAACCTTGCCGCCATACAATTCGGAATACCACTCCTGAAATTCGTGCAGTACATCAGTCTTCCTAATCCTCCCGCTTTCCAGCTTAACAATTCGCTCTTTCATAAATCCTGTGAAGTAGTCCTGCTGTGCCTTATAATTCTGACTGGATGCCATTACTTCAGGACAGTCCGCAACCATACCATCTGTTTCAAACAGCTTCTTCACCAACATGGCTGTAAAGATGGGAACCCATTCTGTAAATTTTTTGTCAATATTCCTGTCAACTTGAAATTCATAATCTTCTGGGTCACTTGAAGGATTATCCACAAATTTCGATATAAAGTCACAGACACGGATTCTCCGCCATGTGCCATCATCGCTACTAGTAATATCAAATAGATGATTAGTACATACAGCTAATGAGAATTGTGGAACAAATGTTACAGTGTCTTTAAATAGCGCCCTACCTTGGATGGGATCACCACCAGTTAGCTCCTTCATAATTCCTTCATTTAGCTTTGTGGCTTTTGAAGGTTCCTGCATTACCGCATAACGCAATCCCTTTAGTTGTGCAATTTCTGGTGAAACGCCACCGATACTGCCTCGTTTTTGGGTAATAAGTGCTAGTGGTACGCTGCCCTTATAATCGCCTAGTACCAATGACATCAATTCAACCAACTTTGACTTGCCATTCCGACCACATCCTGTGTAAATGTTGAATGTTTGATTTTTATTATCACCGCGCAAAACACTTGCCAAATGTTCCCACATATATTTATTTACATTTGGATTGGGAAATAATTGCTGCATAAATTCTGTGATTTCACCCTGTATCCTCAAATGATCGGGATTTGTATTATCAAGCTCTACATAATCAGTATTAGTACATAAGGATAGATAATCATCTGGTTTGCCTTGACGGAACTCCTTTGTACCGATATCCAATACTCCATTTTTGAAACAGATTAGCTCGGTATTTGTATCCAGTAAATTCATGAAATCCTTGTCGAAGAATACTTCACAGCACTCTCGCATAATATTTTGCTTCCATGCGGTTTTTTTTAGTTTGAGTGCCATCTTTGATAATTTATCCGCATTCATTCTCATATTTTTAACTGCTTCTGAATCGGTTCCTGCTGCCGCTGTCTCATTGTCATCTAGCGATGATAACGTATCCTTGACTTTAATATGATAAATCTTTGAAATGCGCTGCGATAATGCATTTCGTAGTGTAGTACCAGAATCTATTTCAGACCAGCGACCCTTCTTATATTCATACCATAGTTTATTTCTGATATTACAACACTTATATTGTCCCTCATATATAATATATACTAGTTTTGCCACATCATATTCTGTTTCACCATCCAGGGTTCTATACAAATAATAATCAATGCTACTCTTGTTAATTTTTTCATATTCCATGGGATTACATTCTTTTGCCCAATATCGTAAACTTCCCATTGTCAAACTTCCATTGCCGCCGTGATTCTCCCATAGAGAATGACAATCATTATTCACCCAATCAAATTTGCTACTTTTTGCCGAGTGTAACAACCAAGCAGGGAATAGCAAGGGAGATATTGCCTTCAATGTCCACCCTACCTTCATCCAATTTTCATACGGATCATAATACTCTTTTGTTAGAGCCATCGTTAGTTTATATCCCAAAATAATATGATACTGATCCTGTGTTTCAGCCATTTGTAGGATAGCATCCATTACTACTTCACACTGTTCCCTTGATGATATCTGTGGAAATGCTTGCATACAGGATAATACCGTATTCAAATTTGAATTTGCTACTGTAATTACCGGTTTATTTTTTACTTTAATTGTTTTCTTCTGCAACTCTGCCTCTTTTTGCCATGATTCTGTAATTTTATACTCAGCAAAATCTTCATATCTCACAGATAATTTCATTACCATCTCCTTTGTTATTACAGTCGGAACAGGCGAACTATTAAATTCTGCCTCCATATCTTCATTCAGTGTCATATTATAAATACGAGTAAGTTTGTAGTCTTCGTGTCCTGGTTTTTTTGACCCAAAGAGTTGCCAATTCGTTTTGCCCCTGGCAATACCAATATCTACTAGTTGCTCATATGAATTTGTAAGAGGCAAATCTTCAAAGATATCATTTATCTCTGCAATAATCTTTTGACGGAGGACCATTTGACAGGCATGAGAAGCCTGTATACCGAAAATAATATGGATACCATCTTTTGTACAATCGGGAGTTTTGTTAATATCATCTTTTTCCATGACATAAACTGGTAGTTCAAACTCTTCGTAGGAATCCAGATCGATCATTTCAACAATTTTTTCCGTGTATAATCCGATTAGATCCAAAATATGATCCTCGCTATGTTGTCTCTCTCCAATGGAAGTGGAATATCTTTCATCTATATCAACAGCGATGGGACCACTGTCTACCTGTTGAACTTCTGTTAAATAGGAATCTTTTCCGCCTTGTATCACCTCTTTACAATACAAATTATAGAACTCGTCACTCTTTTCATGAGGAATACTGTAGGCACCGCCGTAAATCCCTAACTGGGTGTTACCTATTTTCGTATGCGTTATATCACCCGATCCATTGGATTTGTGTGCTGTTAAGAATCCTTCTAGTGTTAATGGCGAACTCATGGTTTTGGTATATATTGGAGGAGATTTTTTTATATCAATTTATTTTAAAGAAAATGATAATGAACAAATTATCACTACATAATGAATGCATAAAAATAAAGGTTTGTAGAATATATTTAAATATTTCTAAACATAATTGGGTATAATGACCTCAAAATCAAAAAACATGAAACTTACTACAAGACTCCTGAGAGATGTTAAAAGTATTATGAAAAACCCTCTTACAAGCCATGGTATATATTATGTTCATAGTGAGTCTGATATGTATAAAGGATATGCAATGATCATAGGACCACCCGAATCTCCATATGAGGATGGGTTTTATTTTTTTGAATTTACATTTCCGAAGGATTATCCCTTTTGCCCTCCTGCAGTGAAGTATCATACGAATGACGGAACAACGCGATTTAATCCCAATTTATACCGTAACGGTAAGGTCTGCATCTCAATTCTGAATACATGGAAAGGTGAACAATGGACATCCTGTCAGACAATTAGAAGTGTTTTAATGACTTTAGTAACTTTATTTGTAGACAACCCCTTGTTAAATGAACCTGGGTTTACTGAATCGAACAAATCCTGTAAACCTTATAGAAATATCATAGAGTATATGAACTATAAAACGGCTATTCATGCGATGATAACCCAGCGTCTTATTAATAACAACTTCTTGGGGTTCTATCCGATTATTAAAGCGCATGCAATAAAAAAGAAAGATGAAATATGTTCCAGGCTGACCAACCTGGTAAAATCGGATAAGAATGGAAAAGAGCAGTATGTAAGCGTCTATAACATGAATCTAAAGTTAGATTATGATACTGTTCTTAATGAGATGAATGTAGCATTGGCAGCAATTTAAACATCTTTATTAAAATTGAAATAAATAAATCTCTCTACTTTCTATAATAAAACCATGCACTTCTGTACGAAATGTCAAAACATGTATTATATACGTCTGTCGGGAGAGGATGAGGACCAACTCACATATTATTGTCGCAAATGTGGAAATGAAGATTCGGCGATTATTGCATCTTTAGACAATGTCTGCGTTTCGCGCTCAGACAAAAGAACAGCGTCTTCTTATGATCATATTATCAATAAGTATACTAAACTGGATCCAACGTTGCCGCGGCTATACCATATTAAATGTCCCAACGCAAGCTGTTCTTCCAATACAAAGAAAGAACAGCAAGAGGAGGGGAAGGATTCTCCCGCTGACGACGTGTCCGATAAAAATGAAGTACTTTATTTGAGGTATGACGATGCAAATATGAAATTTGTTTATATTTGCACTAGTTGTAATACAGTGTGGAAAAGCGCAGATGATAAATAAATTGATTAATATATTGTAATAAAAATAATATCATATTACACTATATCATGTCTGATTCGCCACCGAGTCCAAACGAAAAGAAACTTCCAGAAACGCCAGATACCGATGATGAATCATTTCCAGGAGACGAAAATATTACCGTTCCTGTGAAACTTAACCCAGCAGAATTTGAAATACCAGAAGATGACGAATCTCCTATAGAATATGAAAGATCGGCGTCGTCGTCGCCTGTAGAAACAGATGATTTAGGGGAGGATACAACCGGATCAGAGGAAGGAGAAACTAGCGTTGCTGATGAAAGTGACGCCGAAACAGCTACTAGCATTGAAACAAAGGTAGGGGAAGATCAAGAAAGTGAAACGCCCGCGGTATCTAGTATGCCATTGGGCAAATTGGAGGAAGGGAATACGGATGAAGAGGATAATACGGATACTGACAGCGATGATGAGGACCTATACCAAAAATTAGAATTAGGCGTCAATTCTACTACATTGCTAGAAAAACATCCAGGTGTGACTCAAAGCAGTTATGCTGAAATCTTGACATTGACGAAAGTCGTTCGCAATGACAAGGGTGAAATTATAGATGATCTCCATAGAACTTATCCATTTGTTACTAAATATGAACAGGCAAAAATTATAGGTGTAAGGACAAAGCAATTGAATAATGGTGCTGACCCTCTTGTTGAAGTGTCGCCCGATATTATAGACGGATATAACATCGCACTAAAGGAGTTTGAGGCAAAGAAACTACCTTTCATCATTTCCCGTCCTTTACCCAATGGCGCTTCTGAATATTGGCGTCTTGCTGATTTGGAAATGGTGCATTATTAATCTGACTTTGACCATCCTGGTACAGCTGGCAGTGCAGGCAACCAGCTTCCACCCGAAAACCAGGGTTTTACATTAATAGCAAATTGAGCCCCAATCAATGCGCCCGCTGCTCCGCAAAGACCTACACTTTTCCATTCGGCTAAATAATTTGGTTGTACTCTACTGGATAACATCCAGCATAAAGCTACACTGGCGCTCGCGCCAAGTCCTGTCGCCACGGTTGCTCTAACCAAGGTTCCTATCGTATTATTATTTTCCATATGAATATAATATTAGTTATCTGTTTAAATATTTTCTATTTCTTACTAAATAAGCAAATAATTGTCGTTTCGACATATTGGGATGCGTATTCTCAAATAATCTTCCCGAATGTTTATATTGCAACCCAGATTCATCTGATGTTTTGACGGTTGTCTGATCAATACATCTACCATCAGCCCGACATACGGGATTTGCTCTACCTATAGAATTTCGTGGAAATAATTTCCAATTTGTCAGCGATTGATTCCATCTACCTCTTTGGTTACGTGGATATGATATATCGCCAAATACTGTTCCTCGGTTGTTTTTTGTGAAGAATACCTTATTATTATTCAGCCATTTATATTGTCCGTGACAACAATTCCATTTATTTGCTGTAGGTGGATTTAGTGCTGCCGGATACTGTTTAAAGTAATAATCACTATTAAAAGCGGTATTATAATTAGTATTTGGCGCGGTACCAGTACCTTGACAAATAATTACTCCATTTTTGATATACTGTAAAGTGCAATGGTTGCAACATTTTGATTCATTTACTTCAATGATAGTCCCCTTTGATTCACTTGGTGCCGAAGTTAATATAGTATTCCCAGCTGCAAAATTGCCAGTCTGTAATTCAATCCATATAATTTTACGGTTTTGTGATATAGCCAAAAATAAACCTGCTCCTCCACTAGATGATGTAATGCTGGATCCCAATACTGGAACAACTGATATAGGGGTAGCCAAGGCAAGCTGTACAAGGTTTTTATTTTGACATGATATGGGTTTTGGACATCCGCATGCCCATTTATCAGGACTTAATTTAGTTGACATTCTTCTATATTAACATGAGTATAAATATTTCCTCGTATTCTCTCCCGCCATTCAGGAAGACGGTTTCTACAACACCATTCTTCAATGATTGCCGTATATAGTAATGCGACAATGAATGTTAGATAATACAGTCCAAAAAATCCAAAAAAAAGTATTGCGCCATTATTCATTAGTCGTTATTAACGACGATGGTTTAAACTAATTTTATAAATATTCGGAGAGATAATTACCTAATTCGTTGTCATTTTGTAATAAAGATATTGTTTTTGTTCCTTTATCAGGATCGTTAATATTAACTGGATAATATTTACAGCTTATAGGCTCCTCTCCAAGATATGTATCTACACTTTCAGTAGTATTCGATGAGAAGGGCATGGCAGCAATCTGTTCCCAGGTTAAATCACTAGCCTCATTTTTTGGACAACATGATATAACTGTTTCGGGTATATTGGACTCACCTGGAATATTTGAGTATCTGCCGCATCTATTTTCAGGTGTAGGCGCCACATTAATTACTCGCGCGTTTCGGAATACTCTCCCTGTTACATTATTAGATGATTTTGCGACTATCTTCTTTTGAAACTGCGCCGTTTCTTGTTGTATTTGAAATTTTCTCCAATTTACTTTCCTCCAGCGTGCCGTTGAAGTATTTTTTCCATGTCTAATAATTTTTGAATTGACCATTCGTTTTGAATGTTGCGCTGCTTGTGGCGCCAGTACATTATTATTATTCATTGTTATTACAGGACAAGAAGGTTTTCTGAAGTTTAAACATTGTTCCCACACCGCGCGCCTATGTCTGCGTGTATTACCACAGCAATTGCAATTACTATTTGTTGACCTCATGTTTAATATAACAATATATTAAGAAATTAAAAATTTATTCTAACGGATAACTAAATATTTATCATATAATATTTGGTTATTAACAGCGCCATCTATTGGCACAAGATAGGCAGCAAACAAACGTTGTCATGGGTTCATCCGCTGATCTAGTTTGTAGCTGATAATAAGTACATTTTGTACCTCTACATTTCCAGCATGT